AAGTCCAGCCAAAATTTGGAGTTTGATTTCCTCCTGGTAAATTGCCAGGGGCTGCGCTAGGATTAAATAACACTGCTCCATTATTTGCAACACCCATCGCACCTAAAGTTGTAGGAGATGGATTGGAGGTATTTGTTCCTGCTCTATATTCAAATACAAAATTATGATTTTGGTCAGTTATTTGGTTATTACCACCAAAACCTTCTCGAGCTGTTGTGCCGTCATTCGTTAACGTTGAACGACCAGCCTTAGCTGGATAAGGGTCACCGTCTGAAGTAATAGTTATCGTTGGCATATTATGTTACCGTTATTGTTGTTGTACTTGGATAATTACCATTCACATCACTAATAGCCATATCTGCTGGGTCTGTAGTTGTTGGACCATTATATCCACCACCTTTGACATGGTCAGCTGTTACATATGTTGTGTCGATTGTGAAGTTTGTAATACCGGCATCCAAAATCTGTAGGTCAGCTATATCTAATGGTGAACCATAACCATCATCATTAAATGCCCTGAAGAATCTTTGTTTTGTTTTGCCGTCTGTTTTTACTTTATAAATGAAATTGCCGAACATTTTTGAGCCGGACAAATGTACATTTTCTTTTAATAGTTTTTCGTAGCGTTCTCTGCCTAGTTTTGTTTTAATTTCGTATGAATATTCTTGGAAGAAATCACTATCCTGAATTCGTTGGCCAGATTCAAAATAATCCTGTGAGACAATAGTAGTACTATTTGTAACATTATAGACAATATTTTCCATCTGTGAATACCAAGGCTGAACTCTTAAACTTGGTCCTATAATATTATTCCATCGTGTTGTACTTGAAGCAGCCTCTGCTGTTGCGGTATTGGCTAATAATAAGTACTCTGCAGAATCACTTGCATCTATTACACCGTCCTTATTAATATCACCGAAGGCAAATCCATCTGATGCTGTAGTCGTTACCCAAGTATCAAATGCCGATGTTAAACCAGCAACACTTCCTGCAGGGTCACCGCCACCTATAACTACATCCAATGCAGTTGAAAAATCAAGTGTTGGAAGTATTTCTGTTGTGGTTGTTGTTCCTTTCTCAATATAACCGTTAATGTGGCCAGATTGGTCGGCCCAGAAACCGGATGTGACACCTTGTGTATTTGCAGCAAGAATTCCTTGAGCTTGTATTTCAAGATCCTCATTTACAAGATTTGCAATTTTACCATGAACATAACCCAAACCTGAATTTTCAATTCCTACAGCTTTAATCTTACCTTCTTTAAATTCCGTATCAGCATCTACAATTGCGTTATCACCATAATCTCTGGCACTATAATCAACTGAAACACCAACAACAGGATATGAATCACCATTTACTAAAGCAATATTAGTTGTATTATTAAAACCATAATAATCAAAAGGTCTTACTGTAATTGCACCAAACTCTGTGTCAAGTGCAAGAACTTGTCCTTCCAAACCAGCATCATCTGGGTCATTAATAATATCGCCAACACTAAAGTTACCAGCAATACCAGGTTCTGTAAATCTTAAAATTTGGTCCTTTCGCTCGAAGTTTTTAAACACTTCATCTCTTGCTCTGGCAAATACACTATTTGTATAATCTTGTCCTACATTAATATTATCAAAGCCTAAAATTTTTCCTATCGTAAGTGTTTGTATATCAAATGCATCTTCAAGTGGAGTAGTTAAATTAACTGGTGATGCTGTACCGGTCATTGCTGGTGGTTCAAAATCAGCAGCATTAAGTACCGTTGTTAAATGTGGCGCGATTGGGTCAGTAATTACATACGCCTGAGAAGTATTTGTTAAACCTGAAACTATAACATTGGTATTTGCATTGCCTCCATCTGGAAATAAAACACCAGGTGAGGTATCATTAAATGCTGAAACCAAAGCAGGATTAAGAGTTATATTTGTTGCACGGTCAATAGTGCTTATAGGTCGAGTGAGATCAAATTCTGCAAGAGCATTTACCGAACGGTCTATTCTTACACCAATAGTATTCTCATCTTGTCCTATAATAATACCTTCGTTGCCGGCACTATCTTGTAGTGTTTCGTAAATAATAAAATCTTTATTTGGGTTATTCACAACCAAGGTTTGATTGGAAACCAAAAGTTTTGTATTGGCTATAGTATAACCATAACCACCATTATCAAGTGTGTAATCAATTTCACCAGTAATTTTATCTGATAGTTCTGTGACAACAGCTTTACCACCTCCACCAAATTCTGACGTTACATCAAATACATCACCAATTTTATTTCCTGTTGTTCCTGGATAGTCATCATCAATTGCAATAGCACTTAATGAGCCATTTACTCGACCAAATGTTATAACCTCTCCAGCAATGTTAACAATTAATTCGTCATACTGAGTAAACGAGCCTCTTAATTCATCAATATAAATGATAGGAGTTTGAATACCATTTAATACAACAAAGTTAATTTTACTTACAGCTGCCTTTGCACCAGAAGCCGAACCAGTAATATTACGAGAAATTAAATCACTATATTCATATCGTTTATCTGTCTTTGAAAAGAATATACCTGAGTTTGGATATAATTGAAGATACGTTCCTTGACTCCATTGACTATTAGAAGCCTTAAACATTTTCTTGGCAGGATAGACAATGTCTACATCAAATTCCTCATAGAAAATACCAAAGAATAGTTCAATACCAGCTGGTGTTCCTTTTCTGCGATAGAGATCTTGGATGTTTTTAACAATAAACTTAATAACATCTGATTTGAGAGGCAAGTCAGAAAGGAATTTCTTTTGGAAAAACACAATCATACTTGCTAGTGTTGTGTCTACATCTCTATATTCACTATACCTACGAGAAATATGTACGTGTTGATTTGTTTGTGTCTCGGCAAACTTATAGTAATCTTCTACTAATTGGACGAGCTCAGAACCTTCCTCCCTGTAAATACCAGGGAATTGGTGTTTAATGAAAAAGGCTATATTTTTTTCTATCTCGCCTTGGGTTGCCATAAATTTTTCCTAATTAATAACCGGATCCAGATGAACTGGAACTTGAACCACCAGTACTACCAGAATTTCTAGATGCCGATGTTGTCGCACCAGTTCCTGTATTGTTTGAGGCTGATAATCCAGTAGACTCATTTGTCATTACTACTTTTACGTCCGTGTCTCTAATAATAAACACTCGTCCTTTTGGAGCAACAACATCACTATTTTTTAACCTTGCAGTTATTTTAATTCCTGCGCCAGTATATGCACTTGCAATAAACTTGGTAAGTTTGACTTCACCAGTTTTATAATTTACTGTACCAGCAGCTGGGTTGATAATTTGTGGGTTTGAGATATCGTCTGTTACTGTCATCATAATACCAGTACCATCATCTTGTAAAAATACACAAGTTCCAGATTTATCATCAAAAACACTACTCTTAATAGCAGGTTTGTAATCTACAAAACCGTTTGTACTTTTATATGGATATGGTTTAATTAATTCTGCATCAAATTTAAATGTTGGGTTTGTTTCAAAATTTGCAACTGGAGCATATTCAATAATAGGCATAATCTCAATACTGTTACTTTCAATACCTTCATCAAGTAAATCAATCTGAGCATTAAGTTTTGATAAACGAAGTGTTGTATCAAAATTTTCTAAATTTGTGTCTGAATAACTTTGTACTTGAGCTCTAATTAAACTTTCAAGTTCAGGTTCTGATTTTTCAGTTCTCTTTGTTGAATATGTTGAGTTAACAGTAACGTCTGCATATATAAATTTGGTCTGAACAAAGAAAGGTTCAATACCTAATGGTGATTTTGAGGAAAGATAATTAATATATCCAGCAGAAAGTGAAGATGAAATAAGCGTTGTATCGTCTGCAAGATAAACTGATATGGCAACTTTACCATATTGAGGTGGATCTAATTGTTCTCCACCGTATGCAGATACAGCTGTAATTTCAGGGAATCTTTGTTTTAATAGTATTTCATAATCAGATGTTGTTACAGCACGTTCCTGAATCTGTAATGCTTTAGGAGCAAAATATCTAATACTCTCCATTGTTTCTCTATCAGCACCGCCTGCAGCAGGACTGGTAGTTACAACATTAATTGTTGCGCCTTCAAGGAATGATGTACTGAATGATGAAGCATCGTTAGCCTCTTCACCAGAACAAATACGATACCTTACACGAACATCTTCCTGCTCTTCAGGTTGTAGACCAAATTTATTCGCACCAAAATAAATTGCATATCTGTCATCAAGATATGGTTCTAAATAAAATACTAAATCATCAGGACCGACACCAAATATTGTGGTTGCCTTTGTAAACACATTTTGGTCCTCAGTGGCTTCCGCATCAACGAATACTACAATACTGTCGGTATCAACCTCACTATTTGTTAGCTGAACTCTAAGAACACCATCAGCATCTACAATAAAGCCTTCTCTTTGGAAACTGGTTAACATTTGGCCTTCGTAGATATCTACATTTTCAGCAGTATATTGACCAACACCAACTCTTTTTGCAACATATACTTGGTCAGTAACAAACGTATATGTTTCACCTTGATATGTTGCTGTAAATTGACTATATTGTGGAATCGTTATGGTGGAATCTTGAAGCGTTGGGTCTGTAATTTCTACTGTTACAGTTGCTTTTGCAGATTTACGAGACCTTGGAATATAGTTTAATTCCTTAGCATGAGAAACTATACTATTTTTAAGTACAGCTGAATCAAGAAACATTTCATTAATTGCCATATTAGTATAGAAATTATTTTGAAACGAGTTAAAAGCAAGAACATCAAGCATAGCTGATAGGTTACTACCTTCAAAATTGTAATCTTTAAATTGCGTCTGTGTCTTTAAATATGTTTTAAGTTGACTTTTAATACTATCAAA